TTCCGGAGCGAATCATTTTCTTTGCAGCTCGTATAGCTTCAAGCGGGCTAAGCTGGTTATTCTCGATTAGCTCGTCATGAATGTAACCGCTAATGAAGTCACCACCTAACCATAAGACCATATCGTTTATACTAACATCACGCGATAAGATGGTGTTAACTTTGATAAGGTTAATAAATAACTTCTTAGCTCGCTCCTCTGCAACTTTTAGATTATAATCATTGAAGCCATTAACGACGCCACTCTCCACGCGTTCCTCTATGTGCCAGTCACTAAGCGATACGATTGGAATCGCTCTATTCAGTCTTGATGACTTGCCTGATGGATTGATACTAAACACATCAACTGGTTGCTTGATGTTGAGCAGGTCGTCATAAGCTCGTTCTGAATCTTCGAGCGTTTTAATGAGATATTCATTGCGTCGTTTTAGTTCGGTGATAACCGAACGTTCAGCACGTTCAGCACGTTCGAAGCTAACCGTCTCGCTAATAGTCTGTTCGGGTTGTTCAATTGGATTGAGTGATAAGTAAAGATTAACCTTGTACCGCAACGCTTGTGGCGTATAGTCTCGGCACTCGGGGTAATTACTTTGTAAGAACCTAACGAATTCTGTTTGGTTGTAGTTTACTTTTCTAAAGTTTTCGAGGTTATCGTTGATGATTTTCTCGAATAGTTTTGGGCTAATTTTGTTTGCCATAATAGGTTAAGTTAGTTAACGTGTTCGATTTATATGTTGAATTTATTTCAAAGATAAGCATTATTGTTTACGCCTCCCACTCCTTCAGCACCGACTCGTACTGTCCCATAAACTCCTTCCAGTTATGTACGAGGAAGTACTTACCGCCTGCGGTCGTTACAGCTTGCTCGTATCGAGCCTGAGCTTCGGACTGCTTGTCTCGCATCTTAACTTCCCACTTACATGCAATCCCAAGTGGTCTGCCCATAACGTACACTTGAACAGTAGCACTGATGTCAGCCGTTCCGTTCTGAGACGATGCCTTGATGTACTTGACCGAGCCGATGGTCTTGCGATGACCGAGCACGTCCGTAACGATGCGTGTATTGTCTATCATTCTGCCCTCACTCCTGATACGTTCGGCTTGGTGACCTGATAGGTTCAAGAAATCCACGATACACTTGGTCAGTCCGTTTGCGGTCTTGTCGGAGTACTTGGTTCTCGCTAGGTAGTTGAACGGGAACGTGGGGTTCTTAGCGTGTCGGCTTCGAGCCTCTAGTTCAGATAGGTCGGTTAGAGTCATGATTTTAACCCTTTCGTAATTCTTAAGCTAAGTGATGTGCTAGATACATCATATTTATCCGCTATGTCTTGAATTGGTTTATATGTCGCTAACCATTCAGCGTGAGCTGCACAAAGCTTATTTTCTTTATCATGCCTTAATACTGCTCTGCGAATAGTATGCAGCTCAATATGATACTTACGTGCCAAAAAACGGTAATGCGTACCCATGTTAGAGTATTCTAATAATGCCTGCTTTAATCGAGACCTATCATCTTGCTTTGCTTTAGTCGATAGCACCACCCTTAACAGCTTAGACCCATCCTGCATAGGTAATCCGTATTTGAATAATGTCGATAGTAATTGCGGAGACGATTCGATACGCTCCGATGCTTCTTTAATTGAACGGTACAAGCCTAGCTCGTTCCCGTATGCGTCGATGTGTTTGATGTACATGGTTAAGATAGTCTAGGGCAGAAATAACCTATAATAAACGAACATCCGTTACAAATTATAAAGTTTGCATCTGAGTTCATAGTTACTTCAAATCCAATAAAGTCCATTATTAGTGCAATTAAAAATCCTGCCAAGATATTTGCAAAAATGATATACAATACAATTTTTATATATTTTTTCATATTCTGTAGGTTAAGCCCTCCGAAGAGGGCTGAGTTAGTTAGAATGGTAAATCATCTGCTGCGTTCGTTGCTGGAGCAGGTGTCACTGCTTGAGGCTGTGCTACTGGAGCACCCTCAATCTTCCAAACCTCTAAGTTCGTAATGGTATTCTCGTTCCCATTCTTATCGGTATAGAGCTTACCACGTAGGTTGCACTGAAACGTAACCTCTTGATTCGGCTGTAACGAATCGGCAAGGTCGCACTTGTCTTGCGAGAACTGGACCTTGATGTGTTGCGGGTACTGACTAGTCGGTTCGGTGATTAGTATTACTTCACGCTTCTTGAATTTGTCGGTTACTTGTTGAGTCGCTCCGACTTTGTAAATTGTTCCTTTGATTTCCATTTGATTTGAGTAAGCCCGCACGAGGCGGGCGGTGTGTGATTAGTTTAAAATAATTGGAGTTTTTCCATCAGTAATAATAATTCTGTTTTTAGAATTACGTAACGCCTCGATATATTTTTCGGTTAGAATTTCACGAGTTAATCCCTGAGATTTAATTTTATTAGTCTGTTGGTCGATAGTGGCTTTTTCTTGAAGCATTTTAGAAACCCTTAATTGATTCTGCACCTTATTAGCCTCTTGAATAGCATTGTTACGTTCCTCGATAGCCTCTCTCATAGATTTTGGAGGTGTTAGCCCACTGCTCAATTCTTTTAATTTAAAGTAAGCAGTATCAAATTCACTCTTTAATCTTTCTTGCACCGCACGTTCAAAGGCGTTGACATTGTACATTAGTGAGTCAGTGGTGAAATTTCTAGCAGTTTCTTTATATGCGTTTAATACTCTAGGATTAAGTATATTCTGCTCGACCAATTCAAAGAAATTATTTGGATCATTTGGATTATAGGATTTATAATTGAATATTATAGGAATTCCGCTCCCTCTTTTAGGTTGATAAGCATAGGTGGGGTCAACTATAAATACTCCTGCATCCTTGCTTGTTACCTCCATAGATGGACAATCACCTCTCTGCTCGTTCATTGGAACATTATACAATTCTGTTCCTGGCATTATTGTTGAAATTCTACCCTTTACTAAGGTAAAATCACTTTCTCCATTACGACCATAATTGGTCATTAATACTCCCTCATTATTCGGCTCAACACTAGAGCACGAAATAAACATCGAACTAACTCCTAGAGCCAATAAGATTAACATAATTTGTTTTTTCATTTTACTTGATTTGTTTTAAAAGGTTTGTAATTAAATAATATCCGCCGAATAACATTGTACCTATTGCAAGGTATGGGAATTGGCTAAAGTTGAAAATTATATACGATACTATACCGCATATAAAAAATGCTAAAATTGGCTTACTCATTGATTGTTTTTATTTTTAACGTCCTAATATACTCCCTCGCTTCCTCCACACGCTTAACGATCCGTGCAATATCCTCCTCGTTACGTGCTATCTCGAATCGCTTGATACGTAGGTCACTACTCAGCTCATCGTAAGTCATACGATCACGAACCGCATCGTATAGTTCCGCTTCGACTTCTCCCCAATCAGCTGAGCGTCTAGCTTCCTGCTCGATTAGGTGGTCCGGTGCGTTCATAAGCGTATAGACTAGACCGAACGTATCCTTGCCAGTCAGAGCCATGTAGACCTGCCCTTGCCAATAGTACTTCTTTTCGGGTATGTCAGTATCGAATAATGGAAACGTGAAGCAGTCCCAAGAGTTTTTAATGTCCTCAACCGAATCGGCTAGGATAATGTCGGGCGTTCCCGTCATGTACTCATCGGTAAAGTGCTGCTCGTTCTTAGCGACTAGTCCCCAACCGAACTGATCGGCTGCATAGTCGATGCTTGACGCTTCGCACTCGTTACCTTTGTCGGTGTACTTCGAGCTGAACTCCTTGCGACGTTTGTATAGTTCCTCTTTAACCCAATTCTCGCAGTAGGTCTTAGCGGTTTCACCCATTGCCTTGCCGCTTCGGTCGTTCGTCATTAGCACGCCACAAGCAGATGCACGTATGCGAAAATCATTCGCTAGCGTTCTGATGGTGTTACTTAGTCCCATCTTGTACCTCCTTGCTTAGTTGAGTCTCGTTAGTGTCGCTTAGCACGTACGCCGACTTGATAGCCTCGATAGTTGTGTTACCTGCGATGAGAGCCTTAACTGCTCCGTTCCATTTCGCATGTGTTGGAGTTAGTTCGGGACGGCTAGGTAGTGTTGGCTTAACTCGTAACGCCTCTAACTCCTCACCGAATGCTTTAATCTTTGCAGCGTATAACGTAATGGTCTTACCTGCCCAATCCTCAATGTAAGGTGACTTTAACACCTTAGCAATAGTCTTGCTATTGGTAGCGTTTAGAATAAATGGTTTTTGTCCTTTCAGATAAGCAACGGAGCATTCCTCTTTTTTACCATCAGGACCAGCGACTTGCTCACGTATAACTTTTTCAATCGTTACGTTAAGCTCTTGCCCTGGATCTAGTGAGTACGCACCAATGTAATGCGGGTTGACTAGTCTTCTGTAATGTGTTTTAACTTCGCTCATTGTGTTTCGGGTTGTGACTACTAGCACGACGATGAGTCGTGACGTAGTCGGGTTATGTATTCTGAACGTTTCTGCATCTTATCGCAGCGACTTGAGTAGATGCGATCAAGTATGTGTTGAGCCTGCATCATCTTATCGGTTAAGCCATCTTCAATCGCTTGGCTTAGTAACGATTTAACACGTTCGTACCTAGTACGTCGGTGTGTGTTTGGGTTTGTGTTCATATTATTAATCTATATCTATATCTGTATCGTTGTAACCTCTCTCGTCTCTATCTTCTTGTCTTGCCTCATCGAGTAAGTCCTCGCACTTCTGTTGCCAGTAGACCTCATCCTCCACTACCGTTCTGCACGATCCACACGAATGCGGTCTGATACAACCACACCCAACCGCCGTCGCTTTGAAGTTACCGAGTAGCTCGTGCAGGGCAAGTTGAAGCGGATTGAATAAATCAGTCTCGCCCATTAGCATCACAAAGTCTCGGCTAGTTCGGTCAATTAGGTTAATGGTTCGTTTCATAGGGCTAATGTCGTTATAAGTTTTGATATTATGAAATTATTTTGAAACTATTTTGATAACATATTTTTGCCCTACTTCGTACCTACCAGCACGAGCTTGGTAGGTTGTAACGATTCGGTTTAGATGTTCGGTTCGTTTGTACTCGAACCTAGCGATCGTGCCATCATTGTACACGCACGTAGCTTGTTGCTTGGTGATGATCGCTGGGGACTGGCACGAAGCGAATAGTAGGAGGATTGCTAAAAAAACAACCCAAGTATCTAATTTTTTCATATTATAATCTTGTCTTTAATTCGTTTAAAAGTTCGGTTTGCTTATAAATTTCTGATTGAATATAGGATTCGTAATTAATGCTTTCTAATTCACTTAACACATTTATATTATTCTGTACTGATATTATTGCAGCATTAATAAATGCTTTTTCTGGTGTCCAATAATCAAACCCTGCTGATATAAATTGAGCAATCAGTTCATCGGCGGCTTTCTTTGTTTCTTCGTTGCTCATAGTTCTTCGTTAGGTGGGGTTAAAGGTCAAACGGGAAATCAATTTTTGTATCACTTATTGGGGCTTCAACTTCCTTAATAGTTGCTTGATAAGTAAATTCTACTTTAACTATATCGGTTAAATATTGCCAACTTCTATAATCATCAGAATCATATTCAATGAGAAATAATCCATTTAAGTCATAGTAAGCATCTTCATCAACTACAAAATCAAACTCAAACTCCTGCAAATCTATTATTATTTGCTCCTCTTCTAAATTTCCTAATTTTTGAATTACCCAATCTACTTTTGTAATACTATTGTTTTCAATTTTTACAAAAGCTGTAACAAAAGAATATTTAGGTTTTTTTTGTAGGCATAAATCGAATAATAACTCAGGCAACCTATCCTCCACTTTTACCCACTCGCTAGGCTTTTCGAGTAAGGCGATGGCTTCTTGAAATAAATCTTCTGAGATAAGTCTACACGCTACTAATGGCGGTTGTCTTAATACTCCTAGCCTTAATCTATCATCGCCCTCTTTAATTTGTGGGATGGCTTTTAGTTTCTCTATTAGTTCCATTATTTTAGTGATTTAACATAGTTAATAAATCCAGTATATTCCTTTAGATACTGCTCGTTATCTTTATGCGTTTCTAATACTTGCGTTTCAAATTCTTCTAACGTACCTCTAAGGCATCCGCACCAAAGAATATCATCATCAAAGCAGTAGGTAGTCATTCGTTTAGCCGAACCAATACAAGCGACTTGTATGTATCTTTTATCTAAATTAGCAGAGCTTAAATCCGCACCTCGTAAATCCGCAGAGCGCAAATTAGCAGAGCTTAAATTAGCAGAGTTTAAATCCGCAGAGCGTAAATTAGCAGAGCTTAAATTAGCAGAGTTTAAATCCGCACCACTTAAATTAGCAGAGCGTAAATCCGCAGAGCTTAAATCCGCACCACTTAAATTAGCAAAGCGTAAAAAAGCAAAGCTTAAATCCGCACCACTTAAATCCGCACCACTTAAATTAGCAGAGCGTAAATCCGCATAGCTTAAATCCGCAGAGCTTAAATTAGCAGAGCTTTCTATTGCTTTTTCTAATGTTTTTCTGATAGTATTACTCTTGCAGTCGTACTCAAATAATACACTTCCAAATATTGATTTGATTTCTATTTTCATCTTATTTCTCCTTTAGTTTGTTTTCGATTTCTGTTAATTCTGCTTGTAACTCTGCTTTTCTCTTTTCGAGTGCTATGGTTTCGGGGCTTTTGCGGGGAATGAGGTCGTTTTC